CGCTTATCTTTGTAATACAAATCGTGATTGCCAGGAAAGAAGAAAAACTGATCAAATGCTTTGCCTAGTTTTTCTAAACTTCTAATAGTAGCATCCATGGTTGTAATATTAAGACTGTTTCTGTTGTGATGCCAGTCACCACAAAAAATACCAGTCTCACAACCGTGTTCTTTGGCTTGCTCTATGTACCAGTCTACAAATTCTTCACAATCGTCGTTGTGTAATCTGCTGTTGCCTTTTAAACCAAAATGTATATCTGTAAATACTGCTGCTTTTTTAAACACTCAAAATTCCTCTATTAAACTATTATAATACTGTTATGTCAAATAGTCAATAGGGTTAATCACCATTTCTTTCGGCTTCTCTACGTTGTGCTGCTTCCCATTGACCTTCGTTTTGTCTAGTATATGAAGGATTCATGTCATTCATTTCTAGAATATCGTCTCGAATATTTTGATTGCGTTTTTCGATATTAATAACTCTAACAAAACTGTTAGTTACTGCCGCAGTGTAGTAAGCAAACGGATTATTTGACTTTGATTCGTCAAATTGTAAGCCAATTTGAGCAAGTTGAAGTATAGCCTGCCCGCGCATTTCGTCATTATAAGTGTAACCGCGCACATTTCCTCTAGTAGCATAACGTTCGCACAACTTCATCCACATACGAGCTAGTTTTTCTGTGGCTTGTCCGCTAGTCTTAGAAAAATAACCATTTTCCATACCACCAACCCAATGACTTTTACCTACACAAGTTAGTTCGTCGTTTTCGTTAAATTTAAAGTGTTGGAAAGGAGGAAAATTTAGCTTTGTTTTTGTGTCTGCTATGGTTTTGGGATTTTTCTTTCTGCCTTTTTCTTCCGGAATATGATCAAATGTCATAATTCTAAAAATTAATTCTTCTTTTGTTATCTTTCTATAGTCTACTTCACATTCTGCTAGTTTTACTTTTTCGCCTGCTAATTTACGTGTTTCAAAATCTTTTTGTTGTAGCCTTTTTGCCTTATTTCGTTTTGCTTCTGCGATTGTGCGTATGTTAATACGGTCAACACTGTCTAATATAATGTCGTATTGATGATATTCTGATTCAACAAAACTGCAAAACGTTGTTTTTGATTTGTGTATCTCCGCTAGAATATCTTTGTTGTTTAAATAGTTTACTTTTCTCACGAATATTTCTCCTTATAGTATCTATTATAATATACGCACTTAAAAAAGTCAACTAAATAATAACATAGGAGAGAAATATGTCATTAGTTGATGATTTAAAAGATGCCGCCATCGACGCGGTGGAAGATGCAGTTGGTAGCGCCTTAGGCGATATCTTTGATGACCCGTTCGGTTTTTTAAGTAATCTAAGAAGTAGATCTTTGCCTACTAATGCAATACCTACTTTTAAATCGATTACTGCTGCTACAACTGTTAACAAAGACGGAAATGACTGGAGAGTCAGATTAACTGTACCTAAGTCGTTGCAAATGGGTAATGTATTAAAACCCTTAATAGATACAGGTAACTCGATGGTATTCCCCTTTACTCCTTCAATTATTATGATGCACAGTGCAAATTATAATAGTTTACAACCAGTTCATAGTAATTATCCTTTCCCAGTTTACGAAAGCAGCAGAGTGGATGATATTCAGATTACCGGAGATTTTTACGTCGAAAATTCAGCAGATGCAGAGTACTGGTTAGCAAGTATACACTTTTTACGATCAGTTACAAAAATGTTTTACGGAGAAAGCTCTTCTAATGCTGGCGCACCTCCGCCGTTGTCAAGATTAAATGGTTATGGTGATTACGTGTTTAAAGACGTACCTATTATTATTACTAGTTTTCAGGTTGAATTGGCACAAGACATAGATTATATTAAAGTAGAAGTACCAGGAAAAGCTGGTAAGGAAAGTTGGGCTCCTAGCCATTCAGTAATTACTGTAAGTTGTAGACCAACATACAGCAGAGATACTGTTAGACAGTTTAGTTTAGATAAGTTTGTTAAGGGCGATTTTATTGCTGATCAAAATAATACAGGGTTTATTTAATGTCTACATATAAAGCAACAAGCCCTTACGCAAAGACAGGGCAATTATCAACCGGAGCATTGGGTTATTTGGCAATCAGACCTATACCTGCGGCAGGTGATGATGTTTTATATACTATTGAACCTCAATACAATCATCGTCCAGATCTATTAGCCTATGATTTATATAAAACACCAAAATTATGGTGGGTCTTTGCTCAAAGAAATATGGACATCATAAAAGATCCGATTTATGATATAGAAGCAGGAACTACAATATACTTGCCGCAAGGACCAAGTTTAACTAGAACACTGGGGATATAATGGCAGAAAGTAGCACACCAGGACCAATGCAAAATGATCCTGCTGCAACAGGACAACTAATTCCAGGCACTACTCCGCCTCCTTGGCCAAATGAATTAGCAGCATTTGCTAGTTTTAACTGCGTAATGACTTTAGCAATGATAGGGCCTGATGAATTAAATGATCCTCTAGGACCTTTGGGTTATAGACAAAAAGTACCAAGCACAATCTTAGTAAGAAGCGGCGGCGGAATTGCCCCATACAAACCTATGACAGATTCAGAAAATGAATTTGGCATAGCAACTGAGTTTTTTATCGATGACTTGTCTATGGATTCGATTATAAGTCCTACAGCAAAAACAGGTGGAACAAACGCTACTAACATTCAATTTAGAATCACTGAACCTTACAGTATGGGACAGTTTATAGAAACGATAAGAGTTGGAGCAAAGGCATTAGGTTATCCTGTTCATACTTCTGCAGTATATTTGCTAATGTTAGAATTTATAGGATATGACAATGCAAACAATGTTGGCAGCGGATCTTATGCAAACAGATTTATACCTTTAAAAATTACTGACATAACATTTGAAGTTACTGAAGCAGGTTCTGTATATGCTGTTACTGCTGTGCCTTATAACGAATCAGCTTTGTCTGATACAACTCAAAAAATGAGGTCAGACATAAGCATATCGGGCAGAACGGTTGCAGAAATATTACAATCAGGACTTAACAGTTTAACTACAGAAATAAACACCCGAGAAATTGAAAAAGAAGACAAAGGAAAAGTTAATCTAGCAGACCAATACGTTATTTCTTTTCCTAAAAAAGACAAACTAGGAGAAAATGCAGGACTAGCAGACGGCACTACTGACGGCGGAGCAACTATTGTTGCAGAACCAAGTGGCGTACAAGATGACGAAACTTTATATGCAAGTATTCGAGGAACAGGAGGAGAAGCAAATTTAATCGATATTCAAGCAGACTTTGACACCTTCAAGGCAGGCCAGACTGGAAAGGTAAAAGGCAGGTCTACAATAGGTGAAACTATTAGAGCTTTTTCAGAAGATCCTAATAATATTAATGATATTGGAACTCAAATAATTACAGAATCTTGGATTGATGGCGGCGAACATCCGTTTGGAAAAGATGCATTTGCATACGACACAGTAAATCAAATTTATAATCGAGGTAACGTAGAATTACAGCTAAGTGACGACTTAAGAAAGTTTAAATTTAAGTCTAGTATCCGCATCCAAGATATTATAGAAGAAGTAATATTATCAAGCGGGTACTCTAAAAAACTGTTAAATCAATTAAAAAATTTACCTGCTGACGGTATGCTAGACTGGTTTAGAATAGAACCACAGGTGTTTGTTGTTCCTGATGATAAAACACTAAAAATGACAGGCGATTATCCAAAGGTTTTTGTGTTTAGAGTAATAGAGTATAAAGTTCATCACAGTTTCTTTAAATCACCAACTAGTTCTAGCATTATTCCTCATATAAAAAGTCAGTGTGCAAAACAATACAACTACATATATACTGGTAAAAACGAAGATGTATTAGATTTTAAAATTGACTATCAGTATGCATATCTTACAAAAGTACCTGAAGACTTCGGCGAAGGAACAAAACGACTAGGAGCATCAGATAAAGCAGTTCAGCCAGCCGCCGGAGAAGTTAATGTTATAGCAGATCCAGATGCAGTGCCTCCTACTTTTAACGAAGAAGGAACTGCAAAAATAGCAGGCGATGCAAAACAAACTACAGGTAATCAGGGCGGATTAGGAGACGATAAACCTGAAACACAAATTGCAAGATCTTTTCATCAAGCACTTCTTGACGGCTCTACAGCAGATATGATAAATTGTGAAATGACCATAATGGGAGATCCTTATTGGATAGCAGATTCGGGAACAGGCAATTACTCTGCAGGCAACACTAGTTACGATAACATGACACCGGATGGTAGTGTAAATTATCAAAACGGACAAGTTCATGTAAATGTTGTATTTAGAACTCCTATAGATTATGACAAAGACGGCTTAATGAGATTTCCTAGTACCTCTACAAAAATTATAGGATCGTTTAGCGGAGTATATCTAGTGCCTGAAGTAAGACACGAAATTTCGCAAAACAAATATACATCAACATTAAAATTAATTAGAGTAAGAGGTCAGCAAGACGGTGCTGCAACAAGTCTTGTGCGCACAGGTGATGCTACAAACTCAGCACAAAGTGATGTACCGGGTAGTGTTTATGATGCAGATAGAAATATAATCCAAGACACTCAAGCAACATTAGACCAAATTTTGTCGTTATTGCCTGGAGGCACAGTGGCTCAGTTAGCTGCTGCTGCTCTTGATAATGCCAGAGCACTAATAGGAGGACTTGATCCATTATCAGTTACACGTGAAGCATTAGCAGCTCAGTTAGGTATAGACGTCAATTTAATACCGGAGGATGTAGATAGTATATTAGACGGTTCGTGGGATCCTACAGATCCAGACGGCGACGGTATTCCAGGAGTGTCTGATGTATTAGACCAGTTATCAGACCTAATAGAAAATCCACCCGAACTAAACGCAGACGACTTACTTGGATAAAATAGTATTATGGCAGGCGAAAGTAGAACAAGAAATAAACCAGTAGAAACTCCATCAGGGCCGTTTGAAGCAGTGGTTGTGGGTCACCTTGATCCTAAATATATGGGCACACTACAAGTTGAATTGCTAAAAACTAGTGATGTTAGAAACGATCCAGAAAGAAGCGGACAATTAGTAGAAGCAAAATATCTTTCACCTTTTTACGGAGTTACGCCGCAAGGAGGGTCATCAGGAAATTCGGGCTATCAAAACACACAAAAAAGTTACGGTATGTGGATGATTCCGCCCGACATTGGAACAAGAGTACTAGTAGTTTTTGCAGAAGGAAATTTAAGTAAAGGTTATTGGATAGGTTGTGTGCAAGATGAATTTATGAATTTTATGATTCCGGGCATGGCTGCAACAACACAACTAGAAGACTATGGCAAAAAAGCACCTACCGGAGAGTACAACAAACGTAGAGAAAAAACAGGACAGAAAAATCCAACAAAATTTGCAAAACCTGTACATATTGATTTAGCTAAAACTTTAATTCAACAAGGTCTAATAGACGACGATGTAAGAGGAATATCAAGTTCGAGTGCAAGGAGGGAAATACCTAGTGCAGTATTTGGTATTAGCACACCAGGACCATTAGATAAAAGAACAAATGCTCCTAAGTTTCAAAGAGGTGTAACAGGAGCCAAATCAAATGTTTTTGTTAGTCGTCTTGGTGGCAGTATGTTTGTTATGGATGACGGCGACGATAAAATTCTAAGGAGGGGCCATGCTAAAGATTCACCATCAGAATATGAAAACATAGAAGCAATCACTGACGGAACTCTTCATAACGGAGATGTTACCCTGCCAGCCAATGAACTGTTAAGATTAAAAACTCGTACAGGTCATCAAATTCTTCTACACAACACAGAAGATTTAATTTATATAGGTAACGCTCGAGGAACCAGCTGGATAGAAATGACGTCTAATGGTAAAATTGATATCTATGCACAGGATAGTGTAAGCATCCACTCGTCAAATGATTTAAATTTTACAGCCGACAGAGATGTCAATTTTACTGCTGGCGAAAACGTCAATTTTATGGTAGGTAAAGATTTTAAAACAACCGCCGGCGACGGTATACATAATACCGCTGGGTTGAATATTAACAACACAGCAGGCCAAGCTATCAGTGAAATAGCAGGCACACACATTTCAAATTATGCACAAATGGACGCAAGTTATCAAAGTATAGGAAACACTGTAATTGGTGTCGGCAAAGATTTAGAAATTTCTGCAGGAAACAATTCTCTTATAGAAGCCGGTTATAGTACCCATATAAAATCGGGTAACCATAGTAAATTTGAAGTAGAAGGCGATTTAGAATTTTCAACTGCAAATCTAAACATTGGAACAGGCGAAGTAAATTGGGATTCGTCTACAGTTAGCTGGGACGCTAATAAATTTATTTTATACACACTAGGGCAAATAAGTTTTGAATCTGCTTATACTTATTTTAATTCTAGAGGAGAAACAGAAATTACCACCGGCGGCGACTTTTACCAGATAATAGACGGCCGATATGGAGTTCGTGTTGACGGCGAAATCAAGTTTCAATCTGAAAGCGATGATATACAACTAAGAGCAGACAGCAACATATTAACTTGGTCTGGCGGCGAGACTAGTATGTTAGTACAAGGCGGCTGGAATGTAGATTGTAATGAAGCGGCAGCTCTAACATCATTAGGAAAATTTAATATATCTTCAACTAACAGCGACAATCCTGCTGATGCCAGCCAAGAAAACAAAGGTGGAGTTATAGTTTCTAGCGGAGCAGGAATTCAAATGAAAACCGCTGGCGGCGAAAACGAAAGCGGCGATTTTATTATTGACAGTAGCTGGCAAGTCAAAATAAAAACAGCTGACACATTTGGTATAGATTCAGATAATAAAATTCAGTACAAAGCCGCAAACGAAATACAGCTAAAAGGATCTAAAACAGAATTACAACCTGTTGCTGATTTACCGGCTATAGCACCAGACATTAGCGTATCTGCACCTGATTATGTAACAGACATTCCTAACAATCTTATTGCCAATCCGTTTATTTCTTATGTAAAATGGCATAAACACGATAATGCAGATATATCTAAAATTAACAGAGTACGTAGCGAATGGGATCTTCCGCCTATTTTTGCTATTCCTCCTACTCCTGCAATATATGCAGACCGAGTTGCAAGAATACCCATGCACGAACCTTGGTATCAGCACGAAAATCTAAATCCGTTAGAGTTTACTCCGGACAAGACCCGTGCAGGTTCAGAATTAAAAGACATCTATCCAGCACAAATACCTGATACGTTTGCAACCACACCAGCTGCGCAAGGCACGTCTTCTGAAAGTACTCTATTTGATCCAGAGTTTCATTTATTTACAGAAGCAAATGGACAGTATACGTGGAGTACTGAGCGCATTACTCAATGGAAGAATATATGTAGAGATTTAGGACTAAGTGAAAATTTTGCACTAGGAGTTCGCGCAGTAATTACCAGCCAATACGGCAAGTGGGATTATGATAGAACTGAGACCAAACCCAACTACGGCAGCGACGAAGAAAACATAATTGTGTGTAGGAAACGTTACTTTAATCTTAGAGACAAGACCGATGAAGAAATAGTTAGTATTCTCTCACAGACAACTGACACAGAGTTTTTTGAAAATGTTTATGGTGGCATAACAGCATACGGCAGAGCACTAGGGAATACTATAAGTAACCTAGACGGTTCCCGTTTTAGAGGACACGGCCCGTATCTTGGTATAATAGGCAGAGCAGCACAGCAAAAAGCAATAAAATGGGCCCAATCTAAAACTGCTGTTCAATTTAACTTAACTGAGCAACAAGAACCAACCTACAACTTACAAAATCTTAACAGTTTTGGACACGATCTAGTGCTAGCTGGTTGGTTAAAGAACCACTACAAAGATCACGGCAGGAATATGCTAGGAAATATTAGAATAACACTATTTGGCACTGAGGACTACGAGCTAAATCACCAAAGAGATATGTACATATACAGGTCCCACGTTGACTCGAAAGGTGTCAGAAATATGGAGGACAAAAGATAATGGCTGCAAGTGTTTTACCATTAAGATTCTACAATCCAAGAGGCACGAGAGATCTTTCTTATCCATTTGATGACAGAGAAAGCACAGCAGGTTCAAGCTATGCCAAAGTGCTAGACGACCTTGACGATCGTCTGCGTGTAGACTTTGCTAATCTAGAAGGAGATTTTCCTAGACCCAGTTCGCTTACGCCTGATAAGGGAGTTATACAATATTTTTATCATGACGATGCCCAGTACACTTTTCGTGACGATCGCAGAGATAAATTTAGAGGACCTTACAGAAATTTACCAGTTGATGTGCCTGGCAAGTATCGTGGGACACAAACTATTTACGCTGGAAATACTGAGTTTGCAGTCCCAGCAAACAATACTTGGAGAATGACTCTCGAGCTTGATGACGCTAGACGAGATATGCAAAACTTAGATGAACTAGGGGTTATGTCATTTGAGCTAGTTACTAGGCCTGGCTGGGATATAACCGAAGGCAGCGACGGATTCGACAATTGGGAAGACGACAGTGTTGTAGATATATTGCCGATGAAAGTTGAATTTACCACAAGCTCAAGATGGGCAGCTATCAGTAATGAAAATCCGAGAGTAGTGTTTGTAGACGACGAGTATAAAGAATACAAAAACACTATCTATGTACCTCCAGGAGCAACTGTTCGAATCAACTACAAAACACAAGAAGCTAGCGGAATACCTAACGAGGATATAAATTATCTGAGTGTGGGAGCTAATGACGCTAGTTGGGAGAGAGGTCGTCCAACAACAGTTAATTTTCTAGGTGCTTCGCAAGGTTATGAGTTTGAAGATGAGCTCAACGGTGACGGAGAGTTAGCCTGGACATATAAACCACACGAAAACCCAGCCGACCAGCCTGCAAAAATTAGAGTGGTGTCTACAAATTACGACACAAACGAAGATGCGTTTTATTACGATACCTCTGGTCCTGATGGATTTATTGAAAAAGTAGAAGATACACACATTGTAGATGACGCAAGGACGTCAACGAGATCTACAATTGGTTTTTGGAACCAGATTAGAGACACTATAACAAATCTGCTAGACAAACCAGAAACTGATACTGCACAATCGGGAATTCATAATAGAGCCATGCGCACAGTTACAAATGCAAATGCATTTCCTTACGTTGCAGGTGAAGAGGCTCTTAATACCTGGCAAGACGGGCAACCGTTAGTAAGACATTTTTGGTCGGCAGCAGCAGTTAGTTATGTGCTTACAACAGCAGAGATAAGAGCACTAAGAACGCAAAGTGCTTTAGATTATGCTATGTACGGAGAAGAAATTGATTGGCGCGACTGGAATAATGTACGAAAATATGACATAGCGGTGTTTAAATTTAAAAACGCAAGCGGGGGACACGTGGGCTTTATTACTGACGTAGATTTATCTACTAATAAAGTAAAAATTGCAGGTGGAAACCAAAGTAATAAATTCAAAGAAACTGAATATTTAATAGATTCGGTTAATATGTACCTTTTAACAGTAAGACGCAATTGGGTTGCAGCAAGCAATGCTACAGTTGTTTAATATGGGGGTAAATACAGTATGAGCTCTATAGAAAAAGATTTATATAAAAGACAGCACGTTGGCAAAAAACGTGTTTTAGCACCTAAGTCTAGATTTTATAGAGGAACTAGCACTATTAACAAAGAAAATAGCTCTTTTGTATTGTATGACCTAGCCTTAATCAAACAAGATCTAATTAATCACTTTCATATACGTCAAGGTGAAAAACTAGAAAATCCCGAGTTTGGCACAATTATTTGGGACGTTTTGTTTGAACCCCTTACAGAAAATTTAAAACAAGCAATACAAACTGATGTAACTAGAATTGTCAACTATGATCCTCGTGTCCAAGTAGAAAGTATTGTTATTGACAGCTTTGAAAGCGGCATAAGAATAGAATGTGAGCTATTTTATATACCTTATAACATTTCTGAAAAGTTACAGTTTACGTTCGACCAAAATAACGGTTTTATCAGTTAAATTTTACTGTCTAATAATATACGTACATAATCGTTTCGAATAAATATTAGAAATAGGATAACTCATGGCAGCAACTGATAGACAAAATAGATTATTACTCGCAGAAGATTGGAAGCGAATTTATCAAAGTTTCCGTAACGCTGATTTCCAGAGTTACGACTTTGACAATCTAAGACGCACAATGATTAACTATCTGCGTCAAAATTACCCAGAAGATTTTAACGACTATATTGAAAGTTCTGAATATCTTGCATTAATTGATTTAATTGCCTTTCTCGGGCAGAATATTTCATTTAGAATTGATTTAAACGCAAGAGATAATTTTCTTGAGCTTGCTGAACGTAGAGAAAGTGTTTTACGTCTTGCAAGATTGCTATCGTATAATGCTAAAAGAAATCAAGCCAGTAATGGTTTGCTAAAAATACAAAGTGTCCAAACAACAGAATCTGTTGTTGATTCTAACGGGTTTGACCTTTCTGGACAAACTATAGTATGGAATGATCCTAGCAATTCTAACTGGAATGAACAATTTACCAAAGTGTTAAATGCATCGTTTCCTGTAAATAATCTTTTTGGCCAGCCAGTTAAAAAAGACGTAGTAAATGGTATTTCAACACAGAAATATAAAATTGCAAGTCGAAACGCAACTCTTCCTGTTTTTAATTTTAGAAGAAGTGTTCAGGGAGTAACTTATCCCTTTGAAGTAGTTCCAGCTGATATAGTTGACGGTAACATAATTGAAGAATCACCTAGACTAGGGAATCCGTTATCAATTTTGTATAGGAACGACGGAGCAGGCCCTTCTAGCAGTAACACAGGATTTTTTGCTCATTTCCGTCAAGGAGAGCTAGAGTCAGCTGATTTTGCAATATCAAATCCTGCTGCTAATGAAATAATCAGTATTGATACTCCGAACATTAACAATACAGATGTATGGGTATATGAATTAGACAGCAACGGAGCAGAGCAAACAGAATGGACTAAGGTAGATTCTACCGAAGGTAATAATATTATCTATAACAGTCTTTCTAAAAATATAAAAAATATATATTCAGTTTTAACAAGAGTAGATGATAGAGCAAACTTAATTTTTAGTGATGGTGTATTTGGCAATTTGCCTAGAGGCAGATTTAGATCTTATTACAGAGTAAGTGCTAATGCTGCAATAAGGATAAAACCTGCAGATATGACAGGAGTGTCTATCAAAATACCATATATCAGCAAAAATAATACAAAAGAAAATTTAACACTTACGTTTGAATTGCGATATACTGTATCAAATGGTGCGACTACTGAAACTAATGATAGCATAAAAGTAAATGCGCCAACAACATATTACACACAAAATAGATTAATCACAGCAGAAGATTATAATATTGGACCTTTATCGGTAAGCCAAGAAATTATCAAAGTCAAATCTGTAAACAGAACAGCAAGTGGAATAAGTCGGTACTTTGATCTATTAGATGCTACTGGAAAATATTCTAAAACAAATTTATTTGGAGAAGATGGCATCTTATACAAAGAGTATGTTGAACTTGCAAATAAATTTAGATTTACAACACAAACAGATATTGAAGGAATTATTGTTAATACTATAGAACCTATCTTAAAAGATAGAAAAATGACCAATTTTTATTATGATAAATTTCCTCCAATTCTAGTAACAGACTTGCAGGCGTCCTTCTTGCAAGAAACAAAAGACACAAATCGCGCAACAGGAAAATTACAAGATCCTGATGGCACTGACTATCCTGTAGGTACTTTTACTGCTAATGCATTTAGATATATAGAAACAGGTGCCCTGCTCAAATTTGTTCCGCCAGCTGGGTATCATTTTATGCCCGACGGAACATTAATGGAAGGACCTGCTGATCATAAAGGTTCATTAAATTATAAATGGACAAAGGTAATTGGTGTAAGCAACGACGGAACTGAAAATCTTGCTACAGGCTTAGGACCACTTGTTTTTAATGATATTATTCCGTCCGAAGCCATATTAGAACAAATTATACCAAAGTTTACAACTTCGTTGTTAAATGACGTTAAGACACAAATAATTGATCAAGCATTTAATTACAATACATTTGGTTTAAGATACGATGTTGCTACACGGGTTTGGAGACTTATTACAGAAACTAATTTAAATCTGTCAGCAGAGTTTTCTACAGGTAAAACAGGAGACATAAGTAACCAACAATTAGATGCTAGTTGGTTAGTGTTATTTCAAACCAATGGTGAAAGTTATGATGTAACTAGCAGAGGACTGCGTTACGTCTACGAAAGCGATGAAGAATTAAAATTCTATTATGATGACTCGGATAAAATTTATGATTCTAAAACTGGAAAAATTATAAAAGATAGAATATCTGTTTTAAGCATCAATACAAAACCAGACGACACTGCTCCGTTTACAAGAAATTTTGATTGGGAAATATTAAAAGCATATAGAGATAGAGAAGGATACGTTGACAGCAAAAAAGTTGAAGTAGGATTTTTTGATTCTGATGACGACGGTGTTGTTGATGATCCTGATATTTTTACTGAGATAGTCCAAGAAGATGTAAATCCTAATAGTAAATTTATATTCCAAGAAAGGTATTTAACCACTGACCAAACAGAAGATTATCGATATATTAGTTCAGACGAAGTTAATATTATTACTTTAGATAGCGAAACAGGTATAGGACCGTATAGTTCATACGATAATGGTCAAATATTTTATATAACTTTGTCTAATGTATTTAAAAAGTTAGATACTGTTAATGAAGTTTTAACTACTACTAATGATTTTAGAGCTTTTAAAGGTAGATCACAATTACAATTTCAGTATGTTCATGCTGCAGATAGCAATATTAGAATAGATCCAAGTGCTTCTAACATAATGGATGTGTTTATGTTAACAAAAGGATACGACACAGAGTATCGTTTATGGCTGAATGGAGCACGAGCAACACAACCTAGACCTCCAAGCAGCGATCAATTATTTAGAAATTATGCAGCTGACATTAACAAGATTAAATCAATAAGCGATGAAATAATCTATCATCCTGTTAAGTACAAAGTCTTATTTGGACCAAAGGCAGAAGAAACCTTGCAAGCAAAATTTAAAATTGTAAAAAATCCAGACTTAGTGTTAGATGACAATGATATTAGAACTAGAGTAATATCAGCTATAAATCAGTTTTTTGCATTAGAAAATTGGGAGTTTGGAGAAACTTTTTATTTTACAGAGTTAGCAACATATATAATGAATCAATTAGCACCAGATGTAGTCACAGTGGTGCTAGTTCCAGTCCAGCAATCACAAGGATTTGGAAGTTTGTTTGAAATAAAATCTGAAACTGATGAAATTTTTATTAACGGTTCGACAGTTGATAATGTTGAAATTATTGATGCTATTACAGCAACACGTCTTAATGCATCAGGAACCGTATTAACAAGCGGAAGCACTAATTCAACTGGTCTTTCAAGTTCTAGCAACGGAAATAGTTATTAATGGCATACGACGATAATCAAAACGAATATCCGCTTCCAGGAGAACGTCCTGATAAAAGAGAATCTGCTGAATTTTTGCCTAGATATTTTAGGACAGAACCTAATAGGAAGTTTTTAGCAAGTACTATAGACCAACTACTGTCACCAGGAGTAGCAGAAAAACTTAGCGGATATATAGGCAGACGTCATGCTAGAGCTTTTAAAAATACAGACAATTATATACCTGACTTTAGTACAAATAGAGAAAACTATCAGTTAGAGCCGTCTGTAGTTATAAAAGACAGTTTAGATAACGTAACATTCTTCAAAGATTATAATGACTATATAAACCAACTCGATAGTTTTGGAGGATCTGTAAAAGATCATAGCAGACTAAATGCTGGCGAATACTACGCATGGAATCCTAATATTGATTGGGATAAATTTGTAAATTATCGAGAGTATTTTTGGTTACCAACAGGGCCAGATAGTGTCGATGTTTTCGGGCAAACTAGAGACATAGAAAGCACCTATTCTGTAAGCATAGAGGAAAATAACGATAATACAGTTTATAAATTTTCACCTCCAGGCCTAACGCAGAATCCGTCACTAACTTTGTATAGAGGAGTAACTTATAGATTTGATATTGATACCCCCGGATTTCCTATAGCATTTGCAACTAGTAGGAAGTTAAATGACAATGGTGAATTTACTGCGATTTATAGTGACGGACAAACAAAAATAGAAGAATTAGAAGATGACAACACTCAAGAAGTAGAGTTTGTTGAAAACGGATATATTGAATTTACTGTACCTTTAAATGCACCAGATGTATTATATTATGTTAGTAGCACAAATATAGACACTAGTGGTTTAATAAAAGTATATGATTTAGTTGATGCTACATTTATAGATGTTGATGAAATAATCGGAAAAAAATCTTATAAAACAGAAGCAGGTTTCGAGTTAAGCAACGGCATGAAAGTTAAATTTAGAGGAACAGTTACTCCTGCAAAATATGCCGAGTCTGAGTGGTATGTTGAAGGCGTAGGAGAAAAAATAAAATTTATTGATCAGCAAACATTGATTATTCCTTCTGTATACTCTGATGATATACCAGTACCATTTGATTCTAACGAGTTTGATAAACTACCTTTTGCTAACGCTAATTCATATGCAGGCAGTAAGGACTATATCACAATCAATCGTGCTAGTAAAGATTTAAATGCATGGACAAGATATAATAGATGGTTTCATAAAAGTGTTATTGAAAAAACTGCTGAAATTAATAATACAGATTTGTCATTAGATCAAGATACTAGAGCAAAAAGACCTATTATAGAATTTAATGCAGGATTAAAACTTTTCAATTTTGGTAGCGAATCAAAAATTGATGTAGATTTAATAGATACATTTACAAGAGACGTATTTTCTGATATTGAAGGCAGCACCGGATATAATATTGATACTGTAGATATCACTGACGGAATGAGAATATTATTTACGGCCGACACAGACATCAGAGTAAAAAATAAAATATATCAAGTTGAATTTATTACTCATAATAATATAAGACAAATAGCATTAAGAGAAACCGATGATACAGATCCTGTTGTTGGAGAAACCATACTAGTCAAACAAGGGGCAAAAAATTCTGGTAAAATTTGGCATTATACTGGAGGCACTTGGGCAGCTGGTCAAGAAAAGACAAAAGTAAATCAGCAACCATTATTTGAAATATACGACGAAGAAGGCAATCCGTATTCAGATCAAACCGTATACGATGGCAGTACATTTTTTGGTAATAAAATTTTTAGTTATAAAATAGGAACAGGTGCAAATGATCCTGAACTAGGATTTCCATTATCATACAGAAGTATACAAAATTCTGGGGATATTGTTTTTGAATTTAATTTGCTTACAGAATCAATGGAGTACCAAATTGATAATGTCACAGAAACAAAAAATACCGACATTGGTTTTTTACGTAAGTACGATTCTTTAGATACTTTTACCTATGTAAATGGTTGGTCAAAACCTAAGTTTCACAGCAAACAAAGTATATTAAGACAATACGTTGTTGACAACAATAATTTAGATAAATTCAAAATCGACGTTTATAGTAAACCTAATACAATAGATAATTTATGGTTGAGGGTTTACGTAAACAACGAATTGCAAAAAGAAAATGTTGACTATGTTAGAGAAACAACAGCACTTGATGAAGTATTTGTGCGTTTTAATAATCCCCTTTTAGTTAATGATGTTGTTCTTTTAAAAACAAGAGCAGATGCAGATAAAACAAGTGAAGGTTATTATGAAATACCCTATAACTTAGAGCGCAATCCACAAAATGAAAATCTGTCTACATTTACTTTAGGTGAAGTAAATGATCATGTAGATTCTATGATCGAAGAATTAAATAATTTTGAAGGAATATATCCAGGTCCTAGTAATTTGCGAGATTTAGGAAATTTAAATCCTTTCGGAACAAAGTTTTTAAAGCATTCGCATCCGTTAAATTTAGCAATTTATCATACAACTAACACTGAAGCAAATTTAATAAAAGCTATAAAATATGCTCGATCAGAATACGCAAAATTTAAGCGTCAATTTTTACAAGTTGCTTATACATTAGGTTATGACGGACCAGTAAAAGAACACGTTGATAGAATCTTAAAAGAAGTAAACAAAGATAAAACAAAAGAATCCCCATTTTACTTTAGTGATATGCTAGCATACACAGCAGCCAAACGCACAATTTTTGAAGTGGAAGATCCTGGTAATGTGTTTTTTGCTCTTAGTCAACCATTTCTTTTAGATACACTATCGTCAAAAGCAGTAGGTGTATATTTAAACGGAACACAACTAATTTTTGGCAGAGATTATACATTTAATGAAGAAGGGTTTTGTATTATTACTGCAACAAAACAAAACGGAGATGTCATTGAACTGTATCAATATGAAACATCCGACGGATGTTTTATTCCGCCAACACCAACAAAGTTAGGATTTTATCCTAAATATCGACCAGAAATATATATTGACGATACGTATTTGGAACCTACAAAGGTCATACAGGGTCACGACAGCAGCATAACAAAAGCCTATGATGATTTTAGAGATGATTTAATATTAGAATTAGAAAAAAGAATATTCAATAATCTAAAACAAGAATATAGAAAAGATATTTTTGATATTCATAAATTGCAAAAAGGTATTTTTAGAGAAACTGGAATTGCTAAAAAAGATATTGATGCTTCGATGATTAGTGATTTTACTCAATGGTTATCAGTAGCAGGAAATCCTGACTACTCGGATAACTCTACGTGGTTTAACAGTGCTAACACATTTACATTTAATTATAGTTTCACCGAATCCCCAAATAACAAGCCACTTAAAGGATTCTGGAGATCAGTGTACAGACAGGCGTATGACACAGATCGTCCTCACACACACCCTTGGGAAATGTTAGGATTTACAATCAAACCCGAATGGTGGGAAGAACAGTACGGGCCGGCTCCTTATACTAGAGACAATTTTGTGTTATGGGAAGATTTGCAAAATGGAGTTGTAAGACAACCAAATGCGCCTATAAAAATACTAGACGAGTATAAACGTCCAAGTCTTATGAATCATATTCCAGTCAACGCTGCTGGACAATTAATTAGCCCCTTAGAATCAAATTTAGCACAGGGCCATGTTCCTGTTCTTGCAAGAACACAATTTGCGTACGGCGATGAAGCTCCAGTTGAAACAGCCTGGCGTAGAAGTTCAGAATATCCATTTGCTCTGTTAACAGCATTTTCTTTAAATAAGCCTGCTGAGACAATTGGTGTTGGATTTGATTTATCTAGATTGTATAGAAATTTAGCAGGACAAATAGTTTATAGAGAAAGCCAAAAACCGATAGACATAAAGAATATAGTTTTTCCAAACTCAATTCAAGATACGTCAAGAGTATTAACAAGTGGTTTAGTTAATTATATGTCAAATTATTTGGCCAGTGACATTACTATCAGTTATCAAAAATATAAAGATGATTTAAAAGCTATTAACAATCAGCTTTCCTACAAGTTAGGTGGCTTTACTGAAAAACAAAAATTTCAATTGTTATTAGATAGTAGATCTCCAACTAATCAAAGCAATGTATTTGTGCCGCAAGAAAATTATAAAATATTTTTAAATAAAAGTAGTGCTGTACAAACTGTAAATTACTCCGGCGTAATAGTAGAAAAGGCACCTTCTGGATATTCTGTAAGAGGTTATGATTCTTTAAATCCAGTGTTTTCGTATTACCCTGCTATAGAAAAAACAAGCGACAGAGCAATTACAATCGGAGGAATTTCTGAGCCTTTCCTAGACTGGGCAACTGGACAACAATATCTTAAAGGTCAAAATATTAGATACGAAAATACATTCTATAGAACAATAAATTCTCATAGATCAACAAATGTATTTGATAATAATAACTTCGAAATTATATCACAACTACCTATTCAAGGAGGTGCAACTGCTTTTATTAGGAAAAATTTTGAAACTGAAATTAGTCAACTACCATATGGAACAGTATTGCGCGACTTACAAGAAGTGGTTGATTTTCTACTAGGTTACGGAGTTTATCTAGACAGTATCGGATTCAAATTTGAATATTACGACAATGACCAACGAGCAATTCAAAATTTCCAGCAAAGTATAAAAGAATTTTTATTTTGGACTACACAAAACTGGCAAGACGGCTCTATTTTAACTATAAGTCCCGGTGCAAATAGAATAAAATTTGAAACTGAATATGCAGTTGTAGATGACCTATTCAGCACATTTTATCCTTATTCTATTTTAAGAGCAGATGCTAATAAAATAGATCCAGAGTTTGTTGATGTTTTTAGAGACGGCAACAAGTGCGAAATATCATTGAAAAATACTAACAGCGGATTGTATAATATAAGACTTAATCTTGTACAAACTGAACACGTTGTTCTTTTAGATAACACCACAGTTTTTAATGATGTAATTTATGACTTAGCTCCTGGATATAGACAAGAAAGAATTAAAGTAGTCGGATATCGATCAGACAACTGGCAAGGAAGTTTAAGTGTTCCTGGATTTATATATGATGCAGCAGAAACTACTGAATGGCTGCCTTATACAGATTATCAATTAGGGCAGATCGTAAAATACAAAGAGTTTTTCTATAGCGCAAATACTGTAGTAGAAGGCTCAGCAACTTTTAATTCAAAAGAATGGGTGCGTTTGTCAGAAAAACCAGAAGCTACATTGCTTACAAATTTGGATTATAAGGCATCGCAGTTTGCAGATTTTTATGACCTTGACACAGACAATTTTGATACAGAACAACAAAAACTAGCTCAACATCTTATAGGTTATCAAAAACGCCAGTATCTAGCAAATATAATAAATGATGATGTTAGTCAGTATAAATTTTATCAAGGATTTATTCAAGATAAAGGAACACAAAATTCTTTGTCTAAATTATTTGATGCTCTAGCTAGTGCTGATAAAGAAAGTTTAGATTTTTACGAAGAATGGGCAATACGTTTAGGACAGTACGGAGCAGCAGACGGATTTGACGAAATTGAATATATTTTAGATGAAAGCAAGTTTAAATTATCTCCTCAACCGGTAGAGTTAGTACAATCTATACCGTCAAACACTAGAGATGATATTTATAGAATAAAACCTTACGAAGTTTACCTAGCACCAGAAAACTACGATCACTCGCCTTTTCCTACTAAAGCTAGCACTTTTACGGAACAAATTAAAACAGCAGGTTATGTTAATCCTGATGATGTAGATTATTCGTTTGTACAAAAAAGTTTTATCACATCAACAGGAGTAATACCAAGTGGAGAATATGCATGGATAGCTCAAGAAGGCGACTCTTGGACTGTATTTAAATCTACGTCAATTGACAATTTTGTTACGACTGCAACGGTAACTGTTGATACAGGTAACACAGTAGAACTAACCCTAGCAAAAGCAGTTAACAATGCTATTAAGCCGGGAGATATTATCGGTATATTAGATATTGAAAATCTCGAAGGGTACCATGTTGTTCAGTCCGTCGGCGCGAATACATTAATTTTACCAAAGCCGAACGCATTTATTAATCCTGTTGAAAACGGCAATGGAATTCTAACAACATTTGATACAGTGCGATTCAGTAATTTTATTGAACTAAATGAGTATGCGCAAAAGTCTTTAGAAAATTTTGATATTGCATGGATAGACAATGACGGCTCTGACAATTGGAGTGTTTATAAAAATACCAAAGTATATGACGTACATAATTTAATAGAAAATCCTCAAGGTAATACTGATTCCACAAGAGATTACTTTGGATCAGCAATGTCAGTTAATGACAATAACACAATTCTAGCTATAGGTTCACCTGACTATTTTGCTCAAGGTGCAGTAGACGATATAAGAATATCTCAAAATTCTGGCTACGATGCGAATAGAACTCCAGGAACCTATACTGATTTAGAGTTATTTAATTATACTGGCACAGGAACAGGAGCTCGATTTACTGTAGTAATTGACGGATTAGGTAATGCAACA